TCTTCAGATTGTCTTCTGACCTCAAAGTTAAAGCTGTTGGAGAAATAGACTACGTTAGTAGCAGCAGTCAAAGTAAGGCCAAAACCACCTGTAGATGGATTACCTACAAAGAATCTGCAAGTAGGATCTTCTTGAAAACGTTTCATAGCTATAGTTCGTTTAGCAGAATCAACAGCACCATAATTAGCAACAACCGATTGTTTGCCATACTTCTCTTGTAAGAAATGAATTATATTTTCAATGTTATAAATGTAATTAGCCCAAATAATTATTTTACCATCGGCTTCATCTATAATATCTGACAATGCATGTAGTTTCGGGTTTTTAAATTCTTTTAACTCTCCATCGTTTGTTTTAATAAAACCATTACCTACTTGATGTAGTTTAATTATTTCTGTTAATTTATTATTGAAAGAAACAGTTTCATCTTGAACGATAGCCAATGCTATTTGTTTTAAAGAAGAATAAACTTTTTGCTGTTCTTCATTTAATTCTACATATCGTTTTGCATATTGTTTAGGAGGTAAGTCTAAACATTCGTCTTTAGTTACACGGAAAGAAAACTTTTTTAATTTTTCTTCTAGTTCATCTACGTGAACATAGTATTTAGGTATCTCCGTGTATCTACCGTTACCTAAGTCTAATCTATGTGTAACACAATATCGGTTTCTAAAAGTATAATAAGAAGAAAAACCAAGATGAGATGGATTTAAAAAATCACATTGAGTGTATAAATCTAATGGACTTTTTGTTACAGGAGAACCTGTAAGTATTCGTCTATATTTAGAAAAGCTGCCTAATTTTAAAACATTGTTAGTACGAATCGCTTTATGATTTTTAATAGTAGTAGATTCATCAATAATAGTAATTGCTTTGTGTTTAGTTAAATATTCAACTGCAGCTTTGTATCCCCTGGTAGTAGATAAAGCTTCTACATTCATACAAAAAATAGTTAAATCTTTATTTATTTTATATGCTTCTTTTAAGCGTTTAGGTTTATCTATATTCCATATGTAAGTAGAGTATTTAACATCAGGTGACATGTGTTTTTCTATTTCATCATAAGCCCAAACAGTGTAAACAGATTTAGGAGCAATGATTAAAACACCTGTAATACCTTTGTGTAAACGTAGTAAAGCTATATTATCTACTGCAACTTTAGTTTTACCTGTACCCATTTCCATAAAGAATGCGTAACTTTCTTTGTCCCAAGATTTTTGTAATGCAGTTTTTTGATGTTCGTAAGGATTGGTTTTAAAGTTAAACAAGTTCAACATAATTTTATAGTTGACATATAGTTATTCATAGCTATATAGTCAAGCATAATAAAAGGAGGTCATATTTATGAACCTAGAACAACTAACAACGATAAATATAGATACTGAACAAACCAAAGACATTGCAAAACTTTGCAATGAATTAATTTCCCAAAACAGAAAAGTCGAAGAAGCGGAATTAGCTTTAAAAGAAGCTAAAGCTGAACAATTGCGTCTGTCTGAGGATGTAATTCCTGCAAAAATGTCAGAGGCAGGTATCTCAGCACTGAAACTTGAAGATGGGTCTTCAGTGGAAGTTTCTCCTTACTATTCAGCGAAAATACCCGAAGATAAAAAAGCGGATGCATTTCAATGGCTACGTGATAATAACTTCGGTGATTTGGTTAAAAATAATTTAACCGTATCGTTTGGTAAGGGAGAAGATTCTGATGCACAAAAAATTAAAAGTGAATTAGAATCAAAAGGTCTGGTCGTAGACCAGAAAGAAGATGTTCATTGGCAGACTCTTCGAGGATTTGTTAGAGAACAAATCGAGAAGAATAAAAACATACCATCTGATTTATTTGGATTGTATATTGCTCAAAGAACAAAAATAAAAACTAACAACTAACAAATAAGGAGTAACAAATGGCACAAACACAAGCCAAGCAAAACGCGGTAGTTGAGAAAAAAGCTGCTGCAACTCCAACATTAGATATTGCTTCATTAGAACAATATGCTGGTGCTGGTGCGGAAAACATCACATCCAATGATGTGTCACTTCCATTTCTTAAAATTCTCACAAACAATTCACCACAAGTAACTCAAGGTGATTCTAAGTTTATTGAGGATGCAAGACCTGGAATGGTTCTAAATACTGTTCTTAACAAACTTTATAATGGTAAGGATGGATTTAAAGTCGTTCCATGTTTTTATAAGTTTGAATATGTAGAATGGGCAGACAGAGGTAAAGCTGATTCGCTTGCACCTGTTAATTCATATTCTGCAGATTCAGACATCATGACCAAAACTAAACGAGGTGATGATAGAAAAGATAGATTGGACAATGGTAACTACATTGAACCAACTCATTATCACTATGTTTTAATGGTAGATGAAAACGATCAACCTGCAGAAACAGCAGTCATTGTTATGAAAGCCACTCAAGCAAAGAAATCTAAGAAGTGGAATTCAATGATGCTTTCTCAAAGAAGGAAAGGTAAGAACGGTTTCTTTCAACCTTCTACTTGGTCACAAGTTTATACTCTAAAAACTGTTTTAGAGAAAAATAACTTAGGATCATGGTACGGGTGGGAAGTAGAACATGACAAGGACATTCCAAACGCAACTTTACTAGAAGGCGCAAAAGCTTTTTACGAAACTTGTAAAAAAGGAATGGCTAAGGTCAATCTTTCTCAAGATACAGAACAGCCATCTAACGAAGCTAATCCATTTTAAATATGGTATCGCTAGAATTTTTTAGCGACCTATTTAGCGGATTAGATTCTGCTTACGGTACCTACGAGCTAAATGGGGCTCGTAGGGCCGATGGTAAGGCTGAGGGTAAGGCACTTACGAAAAAGGGAGCGGTTACACAAGAGTTATTTGATAAACATCTTAAAGGTGAATTGTCTTTAGGTATTGTACCTATCATGAAAGACAACAACTGTAAGTGGGGATGTATTGATGTAGATAAATATTCTATGGATATTAAATCTACTATTAAAAAAATTAGAGATTTAAATCTTCCTCTATTTCCATATAGATCTAAGTCTGGAGGACTTCATTTATTTTTACATATTAATGGAACTGTTCCAGCATCTGATATGATAAATAAATTAACAGAGATAGCAGGTGTATTGGGATTTGGTGATTGTGAAATATTTCCTAAACAAAGAACAATTAACGTAGAGTTAGGCACGATAGGTAACTGGTTAAACTTACCCTACCATAACGCTGAAACAACAATGCGTTACGCAATAAACGACACTGGCCACTCGATACCCATACAGGACTTAGAAAAAGCTGTAAGTAAATTTAGAGTTAAACCAGAAGATTTTTACAATATTAAAATAGAAATGAAAGATACGGGAGATGATATGTTCAATGAATATCCTCCATGTGTGCAATCTTTTATGACAACTAACATGGAAGCAGGTGGAAGAAACGAAGCCTTATTCAATGTGGGTGTCTGCATGATTAAGAAGTTAGGTAAAGAAGGTGCCTGGGAAGATGAACTACAAACCGTAAATAGAAATTGGGGAGAGAATGCTTTACCTGCAAAAGAAGTTAAAGCAACAATCATTCACAGTTTAAGTAAAGAAAAAGAATATAATTATAAATGTAATACTCCACCAGCAAAAAGATTTTGTAATCAAGATCTGTGTATTAAAAGAAAATTAGGAATAGGAAGAAACAATTATAATTTTTCTGTAGATTCTTTTCAAAAGATAAATACTAAGCCACCTAAATATATTTTAACCATTGATAAAAAACCTGTTAGATTAACTGGGCAGCAACTGTGCCAACAGCAATTATTAAAAACAGAATTGTTTGATTCAGACATTGTTTGGAAGACAATGAAGTCGGAGGATTTTGGATTGTGGTTAAACTATCTTAAATCTATTCAAACCGATGTAGAAGGATATGACTTTACAGATGATGACAAAGATGAGTTTCAATATTTATTTAAAAACTTTATTGATGATAACCAGGTTGCAGATCATATCAGTCAAACTCAAACAGATTATGTTTATGAAGAAGAAGGTTTCTTATTCTTCAGAGCAGAAGTATTTAAAAAGTTTTTAAAGAAAGAGGGTCAAAACTTAAAACCATCTGAAGTAAAGGAGCTTTTGATCGATAATGGTGCTGAATATATTAGGCAACATAAAGAATATAAAGCTAGACTTTGGAAAATACCTAAACCAACTTTAGATGATATAAAGGATCGTAATGTCAAATTTGACAAAAAACTCCCTGCCTTTGACCCAGATAACCAATAAAACTTTTAAAATATTTGGTCCACCAGGTACAGGGAAAACAACTAGACTAATAAAGATCATGGAAAAATGGTTGCGCTTAGGAGTGCAGCCATGGGAAATGGTTTATGTTTCTTTTACGAACAAAGCCATTAACGAAGCGGTATCTAGAATCTTAAAAAAATTTACAAATTATAAAGAAGAAGATTTTAATAATTTTAGAACTATTCATTCTTTTTGCAAACAGCATTTACGAAATACTCAAGTGTTAGATCCTAGAACGGACATGTTAGAGTTTCATACTACCTTTGGTACAGTCAGTGCAACGATGTCTGAAGATGATGCTAACATAAAGATATTCAACAATTGGTCTTTACGAATTTATGATAAGTCTAGAAATTTATTAATTCATCCAGACGAAGGCTATCGCAGGGAAAAAGTTAAACGCGCAAGATTCAAGCAGTATAAAGATATAGTTAGAAATTACGAAGCATTTAAAAAAGATCATAGAATAGATTTTACAGATATGGTTTATAAATACATACATGAAGTAGAAGCTAAATCTTATAAGGTAGTTATTGTAGACGAAGCACAAGACTTAACTCCTTTACAATGGATGTTTGTATCTAAGTTAGCTGAAAAAGCTGGTAGAATTTATTTAGCAGGAGATGATGATCAAGCTATCTATGAATGGAACGGAGCAGATGTACAATCGTTTTTAACTTACCCTGGCAAAACATTTATTCTTAAAAAATCATACCGATTAAATATAGATGTACATAAATTATCAGAAGAAATACTACAGTTAATTCCTATTAGACAAGAAAAAGAATTTACTTCTAATCAATCTAAAGGGTTTATAGAACGTTGGTCTAAGTTTAATGAAATACCTTTTGATAACTTTACTGGAGATTGGTTAATACTTGGTAGAGTAGGAGATTGTGTAAATGAATTAAAAGAGATGGCTAGAAACAAGGGACTGTATTTTCAAGACATGAGAGGAAACAAATCATTTAATTTAAATAAATGGAACGCAATTAACTATTGGATAAAATTAATTCAAGGAGAAACTTTAATTAAAGAAGAAGTAGGAGTGCTGTATGATTTCATAACAGAAATTCAAAGAGGGTGGAGAAAAACTGATTCGAAAGCTTGGCAAGATATACATCCTAATGAACCTTTAAATTTAGAAAGACTTTATACTTGTGGATTAGAATCAAATCAAAAAGATTGGTGGAAAGTATTAAACCGTAAATTTACAGGAAAAGACTTGGATTATTTTGAAATTATGTTAAAGAAGAACATACAGACTACAAATAAAGCAAATATTATTATTGATACAATTCATTCTGTTAAAGGAGGAGAAGCAGAAAATGTTCTTATTTATGAAAAAGCTAATTGGCCATCTAACTTCTTTACAAAAAATGGTTTGGAACGAATGGCAGAAGCTCGCGTTTGGTATACGGGGGTCACTAGAGCAAAGAGAACTCTTCATTTTTTATGTACTAATCATGAGTATTATTTCCCTATGGGCAAAATATTTACTAACTATAAAAGGAGCGTAAACAATGACCACTAAAGAAGACCTTGAACGAGTGTTTCCATCTAACAGACAAGAAGGAGGAGATCATTACTCTAAACATAATATTCAGCCCTATGAATTTATTACAAAAAACAATCTTTCCTTCTTTCAAGGGAATGTAATTAAATACGTGGTGAGATATAAGGATAAAAACGGAATAGAAGATTTAAAAAAAATAATACATTATTGTGAATTAGAGATTGAGCAAATGCGAAAGGATGCATGCAAGGACCAATAGAAGCTCACACTAATTTATATAGAAGATTAAAAAATCATGGAGTTAAAATAAATAATGCCATTGATGTGGGTTGCTACAAAGGATCGTGGACAACTAAACTTAAATTAATTTATCCAGATGCAAACTGTTATTTGATAGATCCTAACCACAAGTTTAAAGAAAAATTAGAAATACTAGGAACTTTTTATCAAGAGATTGTAGGAGAAAAACTAGAAGAAAGAGAATTTAATTTTAGTCAGAATGACTTAGCAGATACAGGTAACTCTTTATACGATGAAAATTCCAATGCAAAATTTAAAAAACAAAAGGTGACTGTTAAACCTTTAAAAGACATTGTACCGAATCAAACTTACGAAGTAATTAAAATGGATGTGCAAGGTGCAGAATTAGAAATTATAGAGGGTTCGTTAGATTTATTTAAACAAACAAAATTTGTACAATTAGAATGTCCTGTTCATCATAATAATGTAGGAGATCCTTTGTTTGAACATTACATTAATTACATGGCAAATTGTA